ACCCGGCGAGTTCCAGCACCTCGTCGACGACCTGCTCAACAAGAAGATCCTTGCGGCCTGCGCCGCCAAGGGCGGCCGCGACAAGAAGTGGCTGGACATCCCGACCGGACCCATCGCCACCGACGAGGCCGGCGCCGAGATCGCGTCGGGTGCGTACCGCAACCCAAAGTGGGAGTGCTGGAATTATAACCCAGACGTAAATATTTGCGTTCGCTCTTGACCCGTTGCCCACAACCTACACCTTGTAGGTCTATCCCAACCGATATGAAACCCACGAAACCCAATACACTCAACGTTTCACGCGCCATTAAAGACGCGCTGAAGCTCTGCAAACTCGCCAGCAAAATCGACACGGCGGACGACCACCGCAAGGCGTTGAAGGCGGCCAAAGTCGCCAACGAATACGCCGGGTCTATGCGCAAGCGGCACGGCAGTAAGAACGTCCACATCCACACCCGCACCCACGCCGCGAGCAGGTCGCCTTTCAACTTCCGCATGACCGACATCGTTATCCGGACCGGCAGGTGCGCGAACATCACCATCTCCGAGCGCAGCCGCTTCCCCCGCGTCATCCCTTGGATCCTTTCCTAACCCAACCAACACCATGCCCGACCCAACCGCACACGCCGACGACATGAAGTCGCCGGCCTTCATCAAGCCCAACGAGATGCCCGCCTTCTGGTGGCTCAACCCGTGGGCCTACGCCCGCAACCTGAAGCAGGCGCTGCACGCCGTCGACCTGCTGACCGAGACCACCGAGGACGCCTACCAGGCGGCCAAGGTCGTCATCAAACAGAAGGAGGAGCTGGCCGGCTACCATCAGAGCGAGCGCAACGCCTTCCTCCGCAAGGTCGAGCTCGCGCTGAAGCCCGCGTGCCCCCACCTCTACGAGGACACCATCGGCTACGTCCATTGGGCGGCCGATGAGATCAAGGCGCTGCGGGCCAGCCTCTCCGTCATTACCGAGGACCGCGACGCCTACATCGAGAAGCTCCAGGCCGAGCGTGACGTCTACTGCGATACTGTCCATAAGTTGGAAAAGGCGGAGGCCCGCGTCAAGCAGCTCACCGTGTTCTGCGAGAACGCCGGCGCCGAGCGCGACTATGAGAAGAAGCGCGTCGAGGAGATCACCCTGCTCGTCAACGAGCGCGACCGCTGGATCGATACCCGCGACAAGGAAATCATCCGGCTCACCAACCTGACCCGCAACCTGAGACGCAAGTTGTCCAAGGCCGAGAAGGCCGCCGGCATCAAGCCCGCCAAGAAGAAGGGAGGCGCCAAGTGAACCCCGAGCAGAACCCGCAGGACTACGACGAAGTCACCCGACTCCGGCTGCGCATCAATCACCTCGAACTCCAGCGCGACGCCTTCGCCGCCGTCCTCCGCAAGGAGGTTCGTGAGTTCATCGCCGAGGTCATCCGCGAGGAGATCCGCCGGCAGCTCGGCGGTTAGCCATGAGGAAGCGCCGCCCCAAGGGAGAGGTCAAAGCCCTCGTCATCGCCGCCCATGACCAGAAGATGACCGCCCCCGAGCTCGCGAAGATCTCTGGCATCTCCACCTGGACCATCTACTCCGCGGCCACCCGCCTCGGCATCAAGCTGAAGTCGGCCCGCCGATGACCGCCATCTTGGCCATGGCCGTCGCCACGATCGTGGCCAACCCGGTCCCCGAGTCTTGGGTCGACGCCGTCGAGCACGTCGAGTCCGGCGGCCGCAACATCTACGGCGACGCCGGCAAGGCGGCAGGCGTCTTCCAGTTCTGGTCGGTCGCGTGGGCCGACTGCTCCAAGGTCCGCAAGAAGGCCGGCCTGCCCGTCCATCCCTACTCCAAGGCCACCGACCGCAAGGTCGCCCGCGAATACGCCCGCACCTGGCTGACCTACCTAAGAAACAGGCTGACCATCGAGATCGGCCGGCCGGCGTCGGCCGCCGAGACCTGGCTCGCCTACAACCTTGGCATGACCGGCTTCAAGGCATACGGTTACCAATGGGCCTTCGTCCCGCACGACAAGTTTTCCAAAGCCCTCACCGTCCAACAACTCGCCAATAAAAAGAAATGAAACCAGAAACCCCCAAGACCACCAACGCCCGCAAGGATACTTGGATGGGCGGCATCCAACTCCTGCCCTCCGATAAGGAACCCCTGACCGAGCAGCAGCTCGCCTTCGTCGAGGCCTACGTCGGCAATGGCGGTGACTCCGTGGCCGCGGCCAAGACCGTCGGCTTCGACGATCCCAAGGCCGCCGCGAAGGAAGCGCTCGCCGACCCCCGCGTCCGGCAGTCCGTCGAGCTGAAGCGCGACGTCGAGATCAAGACCGCCGGCGCCACCAAGGCCTGGCAGGTCATCGAGCAGCTGATGACCGACCCCGCATCCCCTGCCCAGGTCAAGTTCCAGGCCGCCAAGTGGACGCTGGAAGCAAGCGGCCATGGCCTGTCGGCCGTCGCCGCGTCGTTACAGCTGGGCCTGCGCAAGACCAACAAGCCCCTGTCGGAGATGTCGGTGACGGAGCTGGAGGAGTTCATCACCCGCGGCCGCGCCACCTTCGACACCATGAAAGGCACGGTCGGCCAGGTGCTCAAGGCCCACGCCAATACCATCGACGTCACGCCGAAGGCGGACAAATAACTTTTCTCGGGCCAAGACGGGGCCTGCCCTACGGGGTTCAGCCGGCTTGGGGTGCAATAGGGATCGCCCGAGAAAGCGGGCCGGCGTCGAAGGGCGTCGGCCCGTTCCCGTTAATAAGGCAAACGGCTATTAATGCCAAAGGCGTTTGGCTTTAATCGCCGCCCCGGAGAAACCATGCAGGGCAGAGGGCGGGGCGGCAGTCAAAGAGATGACTCCCGCTTACCGTTAGGCAGAGGCAGGAGCCGTTGTGCTGGTCAGCGTGCCGGCTTGGCTTTCTTTGTCAAGAAGGCGGTCTTGTCAGGGCGAGGGGGGAGACCCCTCCACTTGCCGGCCCGCAGCAGGCGTCGGCGGTTCCGCTTGAGCCAATGCACCCGGTTCTGCCACTTGGTCAACTCGGTGCGATACAGCAAGGCCCCGCTGTCCAGCTCTTTGTATAGCTTAGTCCGCTGGTCTTTGATGCGCTTACGATAGGCCCGCATATATTCAGCGGTCTTCGCCCGCTTCTCCTCGGTCGTCGGCGCAGGGCGGGCCTTGGCCTTGGCCTTGGATGGATCAGGGTTAGCGGCCACGTTCAAGTGATACCAGCGGGCGCTGTTGGCGGTGTGCTCGGCAATCTTGCGGTGCATCCAAGCGACCAATCCAGACCAGGGCAGGTCGGTCGGCATCTTGACGCGACGGAGTCCGGCGGGGAGGGTGGTTTCTTTGTGTGGATTTTCCATAGGGTTAAAGGACGATTTAGGTCTTCCTTTGAGGCATAGTTTGGGCATCCACAAAGTCGAGCGTTATGTAGGTTTGTGTGGATTTTTTGTGTGGAAGATACGCAACACCCATAATCAACAGCGGTTTGCGTAGTCTTACTACTGTGTGGAAAACTAACGGGGAAAGTGCGGTTTGGGTTTTATACAACTTACACCCGCCAATAGCAGTCGGGCCGCGAGTCTATATACTACGTATATGGATAGTAAGCCCTAACGGGCCTTCCCTATCCCTATTACCGTTCCGTAGGACGGTTAGGGAGTAGGGGCCTACCCATCCCGTAGGCGGCGCCCGTTAAACAAACAACCCCCTTGCCAGACCCGTCTCCGATGGACAGCGTACCGGGGTGATCTTGCTGACCGTCAAAGGAACCCCCCGCCCGCAGCCCAGGCCGCGTTTTGTTCGCGGAAGGGTAATCTCTACCGCCGACCCTAACGCAAGGCGCTGGAAGGCCAATGTGGAGGCCGTGGCACGGCAGGCAGCCAAGGAGCACGGCCGACAGTCCGGCCCCCTGTCCGTCTCCCTTGGATTTGAGATGCCGACCGCCGACAAGAAACGATGGGGCCTGCCCCATACCATGCGCCCGGACTCAGACAACCTGGCCAAGCTGGTGCTAGACGCCATGATGTCCGCCGGCCTGATCGGTGACGACTCCGCCGTCTCCTGCCTCATCGTCCGCAAGACCTGGAGCGCGTCCCCCTTGGCCGGCGTCTCCCTGGCTATCGCCCCCGACGCACGCGTCCCCTTGCCCGCGTCGAGCACCCCGGCCTGGCTCGCGTAAACAAAAAGCCCGCCGGCAGGCGGGCGTCTCCCTTGGTCAAAGCGGCAGCTCGCCGGTCAGCTCGTCCGCAGGGGGCGGCGGCTGGTAGTCTGTCGCCGTCTCCCCTGCCAGGTTGAAGTCGTCCGCGCCGGGGAGCTCGGTCTGTTTCGGGTCGGTCATGCGCGTCTCCCTTGGGTCAGATCATGCGGCGCTTCATGCGCTCCGCGTGCTCATAGGGTTTCTCCGGCGTTGCGCCGGCCACGGCCAACGTCCGCAAGACCGCGCGGATCGTTCCCGCCGCGCAGCACGTGTCGGCGCGGTCGATGCGTTCCAGGTCGTCGGCCAGCTCGCGGAGGGTCTTCGTCGCCACGTCGAGCGCCGCCCGCGTGATCAGGTCGGGCTCGCCCTTGGCCGTGAAGCCGTCAGGGATCACGTCCCCCTTGGGCTTGGCCGGACGTTCGCAGCCGGTCATGCAAATGGCGTTGTATTGCATGACGTCGGGATCGGAGGCGCGGGGCTTCATCGGGCGTCTCCCTTCTGCGTCGCCGCGTGAAGCAGGCGCACCGCGTCCTTGCAAAGCGCCTCCTCGCCGGGGTCGTCGAAGTCAGGTTGAACGTGCGTGAGCTCGTCCTGGCATAGCTCGACAAACTCCGCGAAGCTTTCCGCGCCGCAATAGTCAATCGTCGCCCGCGTCCCGGCACGTTCCAAGACGACGCAATCAATGACGCGCTCGGCGCAGACCCGCTCGGCGTGCTCCGCGTCGCGTAGCCAGATCAGCACGTCGTCCTGGACGTCCTGCGGCCGTTCGGCAGGCACGCGGACGCCGACCCAAAGCGGGCCGCCCGACGTCGGGAAGGGGAATGCGCTCATTTGGCGTCCCCCTTGCGGCTCAGCGCCAGGCTCAGCGTCAGCTCGAGCCACTTCTCGCGGTTCGCCATCCCGTCGGCGTGGCTCATCAGCTTGCCGTGCGTCACCCCGAACCGCTCGCCCGATAGGTCGATCAGCGCGCGCTCGGCCTGTCGCGTCTCCTCCTCGGCCACCAGGGCCGGGCATAGGTCGTCGTTCCAGCCGATGACGCGGAGTCCGGTCTTGTGCTCCTGGGATACGCACGCGGCACGCCACGCGGCCCAGCCTTCGCCCGAATACGCACGCCACGCCCAGCGCGTCGACGTGATGGGCTCGCCGTCTTCGTCGGTCAGCGGGTGCGTCGTCTCGAGCAGGGCCTGCCCGATCTTGTCGACGGCCGTCCGCATCGTCTGCGAGAAAGCCCGCAGTTGCAGCACGTTCAGCGCCGCCGTGATGACCTCCGGCCGACGGAAGTCGGCGGGGGTCGGTTTCTGGATTTCTTCGGTTTTCATTTTTGGGTTGGGTTGGGGGTTAAATCTGTTCGCAGGAAATGACGCGGTTCATGATTTCGCGGCGTCCGTGTTCGTCTTCTTCGGTGAAGACCTTGCCGACAAAGTAGGCTTTCGCCTCGGCCAGCGTGCCGTTAAATCCGGTGGTCCAGGTGTTGCCGTTGTCGCAGGTGACGCGGACGGCGGTGCGGGTGGTAGTCATTGGTTCGGTTGTTGTGGTTGGGAAATTAGTCGGCCAGTCCGTAAGACTCGAGGGCGGCGCCGTAGGCCTCGGAGTCGGTCGGCTCGTCCTGGTCATCGAGCCCGTGGATCAGTTCAAACGAGCGCTCATGTGCCATCTCAACGGCGTTCGCATATTCGCTGACGCTGGCGGCCGTCACCCGGAGGTTTAGCGCTTCTCCGTATTCCATCGCCTTCAGCTGAGAGTCAGCCTGGGCGTCAATGTCGGCCTCGGCAGCCCAAGCAAGCGCCGCAAGGGCGTTTGCCAAGTTGTCAACGGCGGCCGTGCGCTCGTCGACGCCGTCAAGGGCAACGACGGCCGACATGAAGGCGTCACCCTTGCGGGCGGCCTCGAGGGTTGCCAAGGCGGCAAGAATGGCCTCGGCGGTGGGGGTGGTGGTGTTGGTGTTGGTGTGCATTGTGTGCGGGGGAAAGGTGTCGGGTGGGGTTGGTCTCGTCAGTCAGGGCGTGACCCTGAGACGCCTTGCGGCGTTTCGACCTGTTAGCGGGTGGAAGGGTTGCGGGCGAGCTCGGCCAAGTTCGCTTCGGTGTCGGCGTGGATGCCGGAGGCGTGGCGGATGGCGTCGGCGTGGTGGGCGAGATCGCTTGCGGCGATTTCGAGACGCTCGGCCTTGCGCTCGTCTCCCTCGGTGCGGGCGAGAGTTTCGAGGTAGGCGGCAATGCGCTCGGCGGCGTTGGCGGCCTGTGCCAGGATGAAGCGGGCGTTTTTGTCGGTCATTTGGTTTGTTGGGTTTGGGTTGGTGGAGAGGGTTAGGCAAGGGTCACAACCCATTTGCGGCCGTCGACATAGACGGTTTCGGTTTCGTCAAAGAGGATGCCGACCTCGCGGGCTTCGGGGTGGGTCACGACCCAATAAGTCGCGCCGCCGTTAAGGGTGACGGTCGCTCCGTCGGCGGTGTAGTCGGAGGGGGTAAGCTCGGGGTCGAAGTGCGACCGGTGGGCGTTGTCGTATTCGGCCGCAGCGGTGCAGCGTTCGAGCGCGGTCGGGTTGTAGGATGTGCGTTTCATGTCGGTATTTATTGGGTTTGGTGTGGGTTGCGTCCGTGAGGACATCCCCGACAATGGGAAGCGGGGTCATCTTTGCAAGCGTATTTATTGCAAAGGCAAAAGAAGGTTTTCGGGTAGGGCTTGCGTCCCGTCCCGTCCGCTCGTTCCCTCGCGCGTAGGCGGCGGGGTCGGGCTTCGCCTCTGAGCCCTCGGTCGGGTCGGGGCAGGGGTCGGGTCGGGTCGGGTCGGGGTCGGGCCTTGGCGGGCTTCTGCGGATCGGGTCGGGACGTTGCGCCCAACGTTGCGCGCGGTCGGTCGGCAACCCCTTGCTGGGCTTGGGGTGTTTCCGCCCTGCCAAGGCGGAAACGGTCGGACGGACGGACGGCGGCCGTCGACGTGCGAGAAACTCGGCAGGCCGCGTGCCTGGGCGCGCGCAGCTGCGCCGGCGCGCACGCACCCCCGCCCACGCCCCCGCGCGCCGTGCGCAATTTCTATCTCCCCCCGCCAAAGAAAATCTGCGTTCTTGGAAAACTTTCTCCTACAACTTGTTCGCTTGTCTTTCACCGACCCAGCGGCATCTTCCTCGCAGGATGAGCCAGCCGCCAACCCCTTACACTCGAGTCTTCGACTTCACCGACTTCTCGGCCATGCAGCCTTCGGCCCAGCAGCCGGGTCAGAAGATCGACCAAGAGCTGAACGCTTCGCTGGCCAGCACCAACCAGACCATCTCCCGGCTCAACGAGATCCAGCGTGACGACGGCAAGCTGCGCTCATCGGCCTTCGACCTGGCGGACCTGTCGACGATCGCGGTGCCCGCTGGCGGGACCACCGGCCAGGTGCTGGCGAAGACGAGCAACGTAAGCTGGGCGACCTCTTGGTTCAGCCTGGGCACGATGGCGACCGAGACGGCCAGCAACTACGCCTTGCTCAACTCTCCGGTCTTCTTCGGAGACCCACGGGCGCCGACGCCGACGCTGTCGGACAACGACACCAGCATCGCTACCACGGCCTTCGTGAAGGGTCAGGGATACCTGACGGCGGCGCCGGTGACATCGGTCGCCGGACGCACGGGAGCCATCGTGTTGTCGAACACGGACATCAGCGGCCTCGGCACCTTGTCCGTGGTCAACGACGCACCGTCCGACGGTTCGCAGTACGCCCGCAAGAACGGCGCGTGGGATGTCGTCACGATTCCTCCTGACTTCATCACCAGCGTCTCGGCGCCATTGGAGGTCACGTCAGGCAACCTGACCCTGGACGTCTCAGACAAGCGCACCCTGCTTGATTACGACTTCACTTACGACTTGGGAGGCGACACTTACATTAACACTTACGGGCTGACGCTGAACCCGCTCGTTGCCTCAACTGTGATTTACGACTCCGAGATTACTAGCGATTGGTTTCAACTTTACACCGACACTAGCCTAGGCGGCACCCAGGAAGGTCAGCAGTTTGAGTTTTATTCTGGGACTAATTTTCTTCGATTTAGGGACAGGACTTGGTCAGATAGCGAAGGAACGATTGAGCCGCAAGCAGGAGAAGGAGTTAGGTTGGGAGTTGATGGTATGTCTTTCAGCAACTGGAATGGAGTTTCATCCGGTTATGTGACCTATGGCCGCACCTCCATCACGTTCCCCAACGCCAGCGTCCAGACCATCGCCTTCCCCGGCTTCAACAACGCGGCCCTCACCGGCAACCCCACCGCCCCGACCGCCACCTTCGGCGACAACGACACCTCCATCGCCACGACGGCCTTCGTCCAGGCTGGCCTCCTCGGTG